TCACAGGAAAGGACTTGTTAGATGTCGGATTCAATCCAACAAATGGAATTATTACAGGAGGATTCCCCTGCCAAGATCTCAGCGTGGCTGGAAAACGCGCTGGTCTTGCTGGCGAAAGAAGCGGGTTATTCTGGGAGATTAGAAGACTTGTGGAAGAAACGCAAACAGAGTGGTTCATCCTCGAAAATGTCCCTGGTTTATTATCCTCTAACGGAGGGAAGGACTTTGGAATCGTTCTCGGGGAAATGGCCAACCTCGGGTATAGTATCGGGTGGCGAGTGCTTGATGCTCAGTACTTTGGAGTACCCCAGCGAAGGCGCAGAGTCTTCATCGTTGGCAACCGTTCTGGAAACCCAGAACGTATCCTCAAAGTATTATTTGAGCGCAAAGGCGTGCGAAGGAATCCTACGCAGAGCCAACAGGAGAGGCAAGACACTACCTCCAGCACTGCAAGAAGCTTTGGTCAGTCAAGCTTCGCAGGATACACAGAAGGACCAGCAACAATAACTGCTACTACATACAAGAGGCCAGAAGATAATGTTGTGGTTCAACAAAAGTCGTAGAGCGCAGAGTGAAACTGATTATGAAACTTGGGTGGAAGGTGGAGTTGTGCCAACGCTAAATGCTTTTGATAATGGAGATGTAAGGGCTACAACAATAATAGCCATACCAATTCACGATAAAGCTACTCGTTCTACCGGTAAGCGTAAGTTATATAACGGAGAATATGCTATGGATGGTGCTGGTAATGGATTAGGAATAGGTGATGAGGGAGACCCGATGAATACACTAACAGGCGGAGATAGACACGCAGTAATAGTCTTTCATCCTCATAGGTCTGACGGATTCAGACTACAAGGAGATACAGTAAATACTTTGACAGCTTTTATGGGTACAGGAGGATTGAATACACCAATGGTATCTGATACATCAGTAAGAAGACTTACACCTACCGAGTGTGAAAGACTACAAGGATTTCCTGATGGTTGGACAGAAGGACAGAGTGATACTCATAGATATAAACAAATGGGTAATGCAGTTGCCGTGCCAGTTGTTGAGTGGCTTATTGAAGGTCTAGTTTCCAGTTGAATAGAAGCCTGATCCTCGGAACGAGAGAGGGGGCGAGGACCAGACTCTATTCATAACTACGCCGCAGTCCAAGCAGGAAGGATTGCTTGCCTCAGCGTGTATGGAACGCTCAACCGAGGAGGTCGTTGAGCAGGAAGGGCATATGTAATCGTATGTCACTGATAAGGACTTTCACCACCAAGATTATTCTGCAGTTTGCGGAGAGAATTATTTACTCTTCTATCAGCAGTAGATACTGCACACTCTAGATACTCAGCTATATTCTGAAGAGTCACATTGTCATAGTATCTAAGAATAAGAATCTGTTTATCTTCTTCAGGTAATCTAACAAAGGCTTTCTTTATATCAACAAGGCTAGCCAGTAGGTTTCCACCTTCAGCAGGAGCAGACTGCTTGCGTGGTTGTCCATCGTTTATCATTACTTGGCTCTGTTCAAGAGCAGTATCTAAAACAATAGACTTGATGACAAAGGGTAGAAGTTGTGCCAGAGTAGCGGTGTCATAGAAGGCTTCATCAGCTATCTTGTAGCCAGACTTATTAGCCTTCTCCTTGCGAGCGTAGCGTTCAGCGTGACGCTTCATCTGCCAAGCTATGCGCTTCTCATTCGCCACTTTACGGAGGGGATTCTCTTCATTCAGTTGCTCTTCAAGGCTATCGTTTCTAGAAGTAGCCCAGAGATAACACTCTTGTATTAGATCTTCGCGCTCAACATAACCACGATAGCGACGATAAACTACCGACGCTACGCTAGGAACTATATCAACTAGACTTGGATGTAGTTGGTTCATTGGCTCTCTTATTCATCTCTTCTACGTATCGGTCAGCCTTTAGTCTTTTCTCTTTTGCTATCTGCCTGCGTCTCATATCAGCTTTATACCAAGAATATTTCTCAGTCATTATTACCCCTAGCAATAAGTTCTGCATAGGCATAAGCCCAAGCCTTTGCTTCTTCTGATGGATGAGGATAAATCTCTCGCATCTCTTTGGCTATTTGCTCACGCAATACAGATTCAAAATGATTTGCTAAGTAAGCAGTCATTCCATCCTCCATATTATCTGCCCAGTTCTGAAGGATTTCAGCAGTAATTTCTTGCTTCTCATTCATTGGGTAGTTCAGGCCAGTTCTGGAGGTAGGTAATAACATTTTCCACAGGGATATTATACTTCTCAATGTGACCAAGAACGAGATTACACGCACCACAAAGCAGTTCTCTTACTTGCCCTGTCTTATGGCAATGGTCTACGGATAAGACTCTAGTTGTCCCATCAACTTTTTTTCTAGTCTCTGGTCTTTTACAGATAGCACATAGACCATTCTGTCTACTGTTCATCTCTTCATATTGTTCAATAGTAATGCCATATCTTTTCTTATAGTGTTTATTACGATAAGCATTTGGATTTTTAGCAAGCCAGTTGGCATTGTACTTACGTCTCAATGCTTTCTTTTCTGCTTCAGGTAGGTCTGCTTTCATTTATTACCTCTAACGATATGCTCTTTAGGAACTAAAGCATAATACCCAAACTGATGAAACTTATGTCTTCTTGGTTCGCACTCTGGATGTCTCACCCAAAAAGATAATGCAGTAGTGCTTTCATCAGAATAAGTATCTAGATATTCGTTCATCACATCTTCGGGAACTTCTGAACCATCTTTCATTACAACAGTTTCATCAACAGAATCTGGACCTTGAACATACTTAGGTTCTCCATCCCAAGTAGGGAATAGTTTTGCTTTATCTAATTCAAAAGTTCGTCTAAGGTTATCATCTACTAAAGCGCGAGCATCTGGATGACCCTTCATAAAGGAAGGAGATACTTTTACCGCACGGCCAAATTCCTCGTGAGTAATACCTATTTGAATTTTATTCATTGGGTAACTCCGGCCAAGTTTTATCCAATACCATAATTGCTATGGCACTATAGTTCAACAGATCAACAAAAGAATCTCTGAGTGATTCATTAGAAGGCTTGACGCCACTATCAAGTAGGTTATTTATTCTTGCTACCTTGTCCCACATACGGACTCGAAGTCCATTGAGAGGACCACCAGGAGAGCGAGCTACATTCAGTGGGCCATAGTCACTATGCTTACGAAGAAGTAATGTGCCAGCCGTATCAAAGACTCGCCACATATCATCTACAAATTTCTCATTTACTTTTTTATGGGCATTGGTTTGCAGGTCAGCGTCCCACTCTTGTAATCTATCGAGACTACTATCATCCCCATATCCGTCAATAATTCCGCTACCTCTTGCAGTTCTCTTCTCTTGCTCACTCACTATACTCCCCCTACTAGGTTGGCTAATGCTTCTCTTCCCTCTGCCAGGTAGAAGTCTGTGATGTCCATACCTGGTGGTAATTGTACTATTTGTCCATTTAGAACCTCACTTGCGACACGCCGTGAGAACTCTTGTCCTGGATTTGTGTCTTTATCTTCTCTTGTATCGTTATCACCAATGATGTAGATAGTATCAAAGCCACTAAATAACTTTGGATAGAAGGCTTTCCAAGCTGCAACACCTGGAACTCCAACAGCAGGAACTCCTATCTCATTCATAATGATAGTGTCGAACTCTCCTTCACAGATAACGATTCTATTTGAATCTTCCATAACTGCAGGCACATTATATAGATGACTCTTCTGTCCTATCGGTGCACCATACTTAGGTTTGAGATCATCAAGTCTTCTGAACTTGAAGCCAACACAGATATCTAAAGCTGTAAAGTATGGAATAGATATCCAACCTTCATACATCTGATGACCTTCTATTGGGTCAGTAATTGTGCCAAGTCTATACTTAGCAGCAACCTCTTCAGATATTCCACGTCCTTCTAGATACGCCAGAACCTCGACGTTTATGCTTTGACTGTAATGTTCCGCCGCCTCGCTGAGCGATTTCGACTGCATAGTTGAAAGCATCTTTGAAATTCATCTCCTCATTCGCCATTACTACATCCACT